TTTAATCATTACCTTCTGTAACTCTTGTTGTTTACAGAATTTCATTGATTTTTCTTGTACAAATTCCGCACCTTCAAGTGTAGATTCCTTAACTTTTGTAAGTGTATCAATAATAATTTTTGCAGCCAAAGGTTGTTGTATCTCAGATTTTGTGATTTGTTCTAAGGTGTCAAAGGTTGGTGTGTGTTCATATTTTGAATAATATTCTTTAATCATTTGAATGATTAATTTGAAGTATTTATTCTCAAAATAATTTGGTTCCATCACATCGATAATTGACCTTGAAAATTCTTTATCGATAATGATTTGGTTTAATAATTGTATCTGAAAGGTACTACCTAGATACTCGAAATTTTTGTTTGACGCCATATATTTTTCTTTTAGTGTATTAATAAATACTATACACTTAGGTTAACCTCTAGATATTTTTTTGTTAAATTTTTTGATGAAAAAATGTCAGTCAAGTTTATCAACAAGTTTTTTAGGTGTGGGCGGACATCCACAGTATATCTTACCTTTGGAGGGTATACTTTAGCATCCACCTGTCTATGACAAATTGTCACATCATTTTGTTTAATAAAAATATTAAAGTACTCAGGTCCATCAATATAAGATGTTTCCAAGATGTTAGGATTGTTGATAATTTCGTACATATTGTCCGTCATATACGTTACGGTTTTTAATGATAATTGTGAATGAATATCGTCTTTAAATTCACGAAGTAATTCATAAAGTTCCAATGAGTTTTTAGCATCATTGTTAAACTCTCTCACATTAAAAAATCTTTGCACAATGATGTTATCATTTACCATCATTAAGAATTCTAATTTTACCGAATCTTGGTCTCTCATAGTTTTAATTGTTTTTAAAATTTCTTTTTTCTTTTCTTGTTAGTTTCATAAAGGGTCTAACAAAATTAACCCACGCGTCATCACTTTTTGGTAGATATTTGAAGAATCCGTCCTCCATCATCATCTTAATAAGGTTTCTATACCCCCTTCCATCAGGGTCTAAAGTTTCCTTATAATACAATTCAACAAGTTCCTTTCCTTCTTCGGTTATTAGAGGATTTGATAAATCAACAATTTTTTTGTTAACCTCAAAAAACTCATCACCATATACTCCGGTTCTTGTTTTCCCTGATAATAGATTCTGTAATGTCTTGTTACTTCTATTCTCTTTTAGTAAGATTTCCGCCTTTTCTAAAATATCGGTAATAGAAACCGGTTTTTCAAGTAGCTCAGGAAAAAACTTTATAAGTGTTTTCTCACCAAGTCCGGAAATACCATCAATGTTATCCGATTTATCACCAGATAAAATCTTATAGGTACGAACATTTTGATGTGGAAAATAATAATATTCCAACATTACTTTGTCACCGTTTCTGAATGTTTGTTTTGTTTTTGGATAATACACCGATACTTTATCGGATATAAGTTGTAGGAGGTCTTTGTCCCCCGAGAAAATCGTTTTCTGTTCGTTCTCCGAGATTTGGCAGTAATATGCAATCAAATCATCCGCCTCATTTTTTTCGACGTTTATTTGTCTTATATAACACTCTTCCAAATACTCTTTAACCCTCTCTTTTTGTTCTTCAAAAGATTGGTCCTTAAAGTCATCTGTAACTCTACGTTTTTCTTTATATTGGGGATACAATGTTTTTCGGGTTAGGGAATTATCATTCCCATCCCAAAACACAACTACTTTGTCGTAGTTTTCTTCGTCTATAAGTCTACGAAGGGTATTCACAAAGTGCCATACGGCACCTATGTGTTTACCTTTATTAAAAAAATCTTTAACCCCGTGGAATCCAATTTTTGTTAAATTGTTACCATCCACTAATAGTGTTTTAACCACTTTTTGTTTGTTTACGTTAGTACTAGTCTTCGTCCTCTTCTTCTACTTTTGAAACAATATCTTTATAGACGATTTCTCCGTCACCTGATAATATTTGATTCCAAAATTCTGAATATTCTTTTTTGTATTTCTCTAAAGCCGATTTGTCGTCTTTAATATACCCTTGTGGTACCGCAATGATTTTACCATCCTTGAATGAAATACCATTAACGTGGTTTTTCAATACAGATATTTTAGTTCTTGTTGCGTAAGCTACCGTTCTTCCTCCTTTGGTTGCCGTAATGTGGTTAATACCCGCTTTTTTCTGATTACCGAACAAGAATACTAAACTTGACGCTAACCATAATGCCTCGCCACCTTTTGCTTTAATCTCAGGTTGTCCAAACGGATTGTCCGGAAGGTCTACCCAAGGTTGATTGATAACAACCAAAGTCGAATAATACGGAACACTTTCTTTTTTTGTTTTAGAGATTCTTGAGTGAATACCCATACCAATTGTGTCCGCAAGTGCCGCAGCATTGTGCATTTTTCCACCCTTACCTTCGTAAGTCATCTTACACGGAATAGAACCAACAGAATCCCAACAGAATAAAATGTTATAAGGAATATCACCACTTTCTTGGGCATCCAATATATCATTCATATAGTCGGTTAATTGTTCAATATAATCAAAACTATCATTAAAGATAAAATGACCATCCCAATTACCATCCTCGTCTTGTTCTGCTTGTAATCCTAATTCAACCGCGTGTTTCCAACTCCATTTTTTCTCTGTGATAATTATAACCGGTAAATCACCCCTTCTTTGAGCGTCAGCCGCCGCTAAAATCATCGCAGTTGTTTTTGATGAGTTTGAATGCCCCAAAAACATATTGATTCCACCCATAATAGGTCCCGGTAAACCACAAGCCTCCATAAAAGCTTCACCACAATTATAATAACTCTCGTCTTTATATTTTGTTTTAGTAGAATACTTTCCTTTAATATCCTCCATTGAGAAGGTTTTCTTTTTTATCCCCATATGTCCAAGTTAATTGTTGTTTTTGTTAGTTTTTAATAGAACTAGGACATCGTGTCTTAGTTGATGTCCTAGTTAATTGTCCAAGTTAGTTTTTTTTTTGATTAGAACGGCATATCATCATCCCCTTCATCGTCCGCTTGTGGGTCAACAGGTCCTGATGGTTTTGAACCACCAAATGAAATTTCATCTTCGTCTGAATTACCATAATCGTAACCACCTTTGTCAGAATTCCATTTTGGAGTTTCACCTCTCGCAATTGCCTCTAAGTATTCAACCGGTTTTTTAGAATAAACATCCTCCCAAGTTAATTCATCGTTAATCCAAGAGTCCGCAAGTTCTTTATCCTCGTGAACAGGTGCCGCGTCATCATACATAACGGTTTGAATAACAGTGTAGTAAGCTCCTTTTGGAGTTTTTGCCTTAGTTAATTCTAAGATAAGGTCTCTACCTTTTTCAGGGTCAGCAATATCACCTTTGTTTCTGTAGATAGGTATGATTTTGTCATAGATTCCCTCATTTTTGTAGTTTGATTTGAATCTCCAAAATTTAACACCATCTTCTTCGTTATCTCTATCGATAACCTTAACAATGTAGAATTTACGTGATAAGTAATTTGATGCCAATTTTTTATCAGCTTCTTTACCTGTTGAACGTAATTCTTCGTAAACCTCAGTTAAAGGTGAACGCTCATTGTCGTTTTTTCCCGGGTCATAAAATTTTTGGAATTTTCCGTCTACTTGAATCTCGTGGTACCAAACTTCTTTGAATGGTGAAGAACCATCTTTTGTTGGTAAGATTCTTAATCTTTTTTGTCCTTGGGTTTCCTTATCAGTAAGGATTGCCGCAAAGTATTTTTTCATTCTTTCTTCTTGTGTGAATTTTGAGGTAGAAGAAGTACTACCTTGTTTTGCTTTCTCGTATTGAGACAAAACTGCGTCTAATGAATTTGTCGCCATAGTGTTTAAAATATTTAAAGGTTTATAAAAGTATAAGTGTCAGCCGTGTGTTTGTCAAATTGTTTTATAAAATAAAACGGACTAATGTCCGTCTTATTTATCTTAGTTGTTGGAATGATGTTGGTTTACCTTCATCACCAAAATTTCTAAATGTTTTCTTAATTTCAATTGGTGAATAATCTTCAACATCATCTTGAGTTAAAATATATTCATTTTTTCCCGATTTTTCCATATCATCTTCTTTATCATCAAAGAATTGACTTAGTTTCTGATTGAATGGTCCCGAATCTAAACTTCTAAGTTCCAATTTTTCTTGAGGTGTTTTTTCTCTATATTTTTCAACTTTCATTTCTAAGTCATTTAATTTACTCATAATACCATCCATCTCACCTAATTTATTTTCTAAATTATCTAAATGTTGGAATAAGTTTTCAAAATACTCTTCTTGTTTTTGTTCAACTTTTTTCTGAGATTTTACTAAATCGGTAATATCCATTTCTTCCGTTTTACCTTCAGAATCTCCTTCACCAACTTTTTCTACATCAGGGTCATTTTCTAAATCAACCGGTTGTGGACCTGTAGGTGCTGCGGGTGCCGGTGCTGCCATATTTGGGTCAACAGGTGCCGGAGCACCTCCTGCCGGTGGTAAAGCGTTTGGGTCTCCCTCACCCGGAGGTGGTGGTAAAGTAGCATCCTGTTCAACAATATAATTATTGATTGAATTATATCTAGCAATTTCCTCTAAAATTCTATTATCAATTTTTTTCATATTATCCGTTTAATAATTGTTTTACACCGGTTGTTGTTTCAACCTGTATTTTTCTATTTTGGTTCATTGTGTTATCAACTCTTTCAATAAGACCATCTTTCATTCTAATTGTATAACAATCTCCTGAATCTAAATCGCAAACTTGCTTTGAGCCGTTACCCATATCTTTTTCCGTAGTACGAGTTTTTTTACCTAAGTAATTCTCTAATAATGATTTTGTATCCATAATCTTTTTTATATATAAATATCTGTTTATTTGTAAATGTTATTTTATCTCAAAACTAATAACGTAGTCATTCCAAATTGCTTGTTGTCTTGAACTTTCTCCAACATTAGTTACCGGTAAATCGAGATTTGCATAAATCCATATACGGTATGTATATTTACCTACTAAATCTTTTTGAGCCGTCGTTGCACCACAACCCTCATC